GTTGCTTAGTATCTTTATCATACACTGCAATGTCAAAGCCGTTAAAGCAACGTTCTAAACACAGTTCTATTTCATCTTCTGTATAAGAAAAATAATAGTAATGTCCTATGTCCATTCTTATAAAGTCTGATAGTTGTAAAGTTTTCATATATTAAATGCAAAAGAAGTATCTACTCTCCTAGGAAGTTTTTCTAGTACTTTGCTCTTCTCTTCTTCTAGCTCTCTTATAAGTTTGTAATTTCTTTTTTTATATGCATCAGCTAGTTTTATTTCTATACGGACCATCTCTCTAGCAGAACTGTTACAGCTGGTGCAATAGTTGCCACAGTCTCTATAGTGAGCTGGACCGTTCTTGAAATAGGTATTGCAAGATACACAATAATTTTTTATTTTAGATTCTTCTACTAAGTAAGTCTTCTTCACACCAGGATAACGTATCTCTATAAAATGTGACATATAAAATTATTTTTTAAATATAGTCTTACCATCTGCTAATAGATGTGCATGTTGCATAGTGCAACAAAACGGACATTCTAAATTATCATAATCTTCTAAAACACATTTAGCATTATAGTCTTTGCCATAATCATCTGACACTGGAATAGTTTCAGACGTACATTCACACTCTACTATTACATAATGCCACACCTCTTTTTCTTCTTGCTCTTGTTTGTTAGACATAGTTTTTATTTATTAATATTTTTAGATTTAGATTCTGCTTCCGCAAATGCGGCAAGGTCTGAATTAGCGTATCTATGTCCACCTAATATTTTAAGAGCTCTTTTAAAAGCTTCTCCATGGTGTGTAGTATTTATGTGTGCAATTTCATGTCTTACTGTTTCCACAAAACAATCATCCTTTATTCCGTACTTTAAATATCTATCTGAAAATACAAGAGCAGGTCTTTGATTTCTGCAAAGAGTTTTTTTGAAACACATTGCTACTACGTTTCCGTCTGACTTTATCCAATAATAGTTTGGCTGTTGCCTTGTCATTAAAGGTCTTAGACTTTTTGCTCTCTTCCATTCTTCTCTCAAAATGCAAACGAACTCTTCTTCTACTATTCTGACTAATTTCTTTTTCATACTCTAAAATATTACTTTTATATTCTAGATTATAAACTAGTCGTTTAGAAAAGTACATAGCTACTCTGTTAATAGCTGTTCATAACTAGAACAAAGTGTTTTGCATGTACTCTTCTTCATAATACTTCCATTTCACTTCGGGATATACTACTTCTAGCAGTCTCCTCATAGGAGCAAATATCTGAACCTTCCAATAGTATGCTTTATCCCATGTACCATCAAAGTCTCTATTAAGTACTACATTTTTAGATTTAGAATCAACAACAACATAATGAATTCTTTCTCCCCAAGAGTGCTTCTTTTTTACAGTGTCCATTATTTCTTTATTGTTTAACATAATTTCAGCTAAACGAACATGTCCAGATTTTGATTTATATTCTGCTATTGGCTTTGACAATCTTTTGATAATAGTGATATCCTTCACATCCATCTTTTCATTATATACTTCAGTCTGAACTGCTTTCACCCATTTCTTAATAATCTCTACATCAGTATCAGCAAGTATCAAGCCAACTAGCTCTATAAACTTACGTCTAGTATATTCAATAGTATCTTTTTTAATATTTTCAGTTCCACGTGAGTGTATAGTGTCCATCTGCTTTCCGTCTGACTCAACTAAATGTCCAATGTATCTTTTCTTGTCAGCTAATATTAAACGACCATACTTCTTTTCATATTCAAGATCTATCAAATCTTCAGATGGATTAAGTCCAAAGCGTTCAATGACTTCTTCATTCAGTCTACGATTTGTTGTTGAGTGAACTACTTCAACTTTATCATCTTCTTTAATTTGTAAAAATACAGAATCAGTGTCAGCGTATAAAGTAGTAAGTCCAAACTCACTCTTTATCAGATCTGAAGACAAACGATTTAGATACTGTCCAGTTATTGTTATAGATTTTGCAATGTAGCGGTTGTAATATCTAGATGTTGCATCTGCAGTTATACCGTACATACTGTTAGTAAGCTCCTTCACAACTTCTTGCATAGCTCTAGCATTTGCAAATTCAGTAGTACCTTCTTGATATTTATGCATTAAAGATTTAAACTCTCTTCTCTGTTTCAGAAGATTAGTAATTAAACCACTTATAATGCTTTCAGTATCTTTAGTAAAGAATTGATTGTAAGCAGATTGGTAATATTTATTTTCTGGATCAAACTTGCGTCTTTGAACTCTCAAGAACAAAGTCCACTCTTCAAAATCTATTTCTTCTATTTTTCTTTCATTTAAGAATTTGTAAAATTCGCTTTCAGCTTCTTTTGCTATTTCTCTAACATGAGACTCTTCTCCAACATTCCATCCTATAATAATAGTCGGATACAAACTCTTAAAGTCAAACACCCTTACATCAGAATAATATCCAGACAAAGGAGACTGAACATAGCCGCCAGTTATAAAGTTTTTACGATTGTCTTCTTCACCAGTCTTGTCTGGTCTAGATTTTAAATGAAGTCCACGCTTGTCTGCTTCTCTTAAAATATAGTTATCTAACAGTTCTCCTACATAAAACTTATTCATAAATGAACCAGTCCATACACATTCCTTCACCATAAGAAACAGCGTACTCATCTTTTCGTTTAGTTCTTTCAGAAGCTTTACATCTTGTATGTTATATTCTTTTAATAGAGCCGGATTGTTTTCATACATCTCATGTATCTTTTCTTTGTGTTCTATTTTAGAACTTTTTAAGAACACTCTAGCTACTTCATTCAAAGAAAATCCCTGCAAGCCAAGAATAGACATAATAGGACTAAACAATTTTATAAGTCTGGACATTAGATCTACATGTTGAATTCTGTTCCATATCTCTACACCGTCACGTTTCAGCCATTTCATTTGGTGTACGTCCATCCTAGCTTTTATATATGGCAAATCAAACTGTGCAGAGTTCCACCCTACGATTACATCATACTTATCTGCTGTATTTAAGAAACTCTTTAATAACTCTTTCTCATCTTCCTTGCTATCGTAATATGTCTTTCCATTCGTATCAACTATTGCCCATGATAATATTTTGTCTCTTCCAATCTCAATGTTGCCTATAGTATCGTCAGTCTCTATATCAAAAAACGCTATCTTAAGATCTTCTTCAAAAGTAACATCATTATCTAACAGCCAACGCTTAGTTAATGACAAATCAGCTTCTAACAATTCTACATCTTGCTTTTTAAGATACTCTAAAAAATCATAAAAGCTAGCATTCTTTCTATCGCAATATATCTTAACATACGTTTCGTCTCTTAAAGACTTCAGAATTAAGCCATTGCTTTTATAGCTTTTTATTATATCATTTTGTAGCTTAGAAAGATCTTCTAGCTTTATTAGAAAATACCACAAAAAGTTTTCTACGCAGTGTATTTTCTTCTTTCCAGATTCATCACGATACATTACAAAAACGTCCTTTTTGTTGTCCCATGCATACACTACCTTATATTTTAATTTATTCATGTAAAACTTTTTTTATTATTTCTGAATATTCTTCTATAGATTTGTTATTGTAAGAAAACATATAAGAAGGATGCGGTATCTTTACCACTTTAGCTTTGTGCATGATATCACTCACGGCAAAAGACACTACTTTAAAAGCTTTTTCTCCTAAACAAACTATCTTATCTACGTTTTGTAAGCTCACTAATTCTTGAGCAAAGTTTTCGCCTTCATCAATCTTTTCGGTCCTCTCATCATACTTATAAGCATTAGTCATTATAACACTACGCCAATCTATTCCTGCTATGTCTAAAGATTTAAATAACTTAAGACCGGGTTCATTATTGCCAAACGGCACCAATGGCTTCAATAACTTATCACCATACTTCTCTCCAACAATCAAGGTCGTTCCATCATAGTTTCCTATAGTTCCATACTCATAAAACAAATAGTGCCTTCTAATGTCATCCTGAGTGACTGTTTTTGACAGTTCTTCTGCAATATCAGCAATAGAATCGCCTATGCGATAATGTTTCCATTTTAAGATACTCTTTTTGACTTCTCTTTGATAGCCATCTAAGACTGCTTCCGCTTCATCAGTAGTTAGAAACTCTTCGTGATTCTTTGCAAACCTATGCTTTATCTCATCTTCATCATCTTCACAAACAATGTTGATAGTATTCAAAGATAACATTGCTAGTTCTATAATCTTGTATTGTCTAAAATCAAATCTACTGCCGCTTCTTTTTATAGGACCATAGACTTCTTCGTCTATATGAAAACGATCTATGATAAAAGGCTGTTTAGATTCTTTCAAAAAGTCTATACACTCTATAAAGATATTCTCTTTCGGCTGAAGTCTATTTACAATTGGCATGTATAACTTTTTAGAAAGCTCTCTAGCTAACGTAGATTTTCCAGCCTTGTCTACGCCCGTCAGTATTATATGAAACATGTTGTTTTAGTTATTACTTTTTTTGTTCCAAGGCACCTGTCCTCTTTTTGCTAAACTAATTTTATTTTTTGTTTCTTGCGACATAGGACCGTTCTTTTTATACCACGCTCTAAGTCCTTCACTCGTCCTACGAGACACCTTTTCTTTCCACTCTGGACTCTTACACATTGCTAAGAACTTTTTATTGTTTTTAAGAGTCTTGCTTATACGTTTTTTTACAGAAGGCTTTACTATATAAGAGCCATTCGCTATTCTAGTAGCAACAACTTTGTCTGATACCTCTTTTCTACACATAGGGTTCTTTTTACCACGTACGCCATAATTTGGTATGCCTTTGTGATGATGTGATATGTGACATGAATTACATAGTATTTCTAGATTAGTCAACGCGTTGTCTTTATGCTGCTTGTTTTTATGATGAACAACTATACTCTTTGTTGAGCCACAACGACTACACTTTTCTATTTTATAGCCAGCTGCTATAAGTATTTTATGATACGTCTTTTGTAATATTCTATGTCTCATGTATGTTCAAAGCATTAATTATAATTCTGTCCAGCATTAAGATATATTTATTCATAGATAACTCTTCTGTTACAAACTTCACTGTTAATTCACTAAGTATCTCTCTATCAAGAGCATTATCTATCAAATATTCTATGTTCTTTAACATCCCTTCACCAGTCTTAAAAAAAATCTTATTTACTATAGATGTTGGCTTACGATAAAACATTTCTTTATATGCATAATCATTATATAAAATTGGTATTGCACCACAACACATCGGTTCAACAGCAGATAAGCCCCCCCACGTAGCAGGATAGCTGTGCCAGCCGATGACAGCTGATGATTTCCAACACTCGTCTAAATACTTCTCATGAGTCCAGTTTGTTTTGTCTAAAATTTTAATATGTGGCCATCTTTTATGAAGCTCTTCTTGTGTAAATTTATTACCGGGGTCTGGTACTATAGTCTGAAAATCCTGTCGTTTCTGATATAATTCATTTAATAAATCAAAGACCTTCTCATAATTAGTGTAATAAGATAATCTGTGTGCCCATAGAATAGTAAACTTATCATATTTTTCTTTTACTAACTCAGAAGTTCTAACTTCTTTATGCTTTAACATTTTCGCTAAGTCTACTGTCTCAAAACCAAAACATTTAGAACTCATTTCTTTTATCTTTTTAGCATTCAAAAATTCTTTAGCATTATCTAAAAATAAGCTCTTAGCAAACTGTGAATTGAAAGTAGAATATGTCCCATATAAACACCCTTCTAGCTGTCTCATAAAAAAGTCTATCTCTTCTGGAACTTTACGATCTGCTCTTCCAGACACCCAATGATTTCTTGATATAATAGGAATAAACTTCTTTTGACGATTATAAAAATAAGTCTTATATGCAAGCACCTTAGTTGGATCATTAAGAAGTAACAAATCCATATTTATTCCTATGTCTCCATTTATTTCTAATGTCCTATCTAAAGACTTTATGTCAAAATGCATTCTATCTAAAAATGGATAGCCATAATACTCATACTCTAAGGAGTATATGTTTTTTTCTAGTTCATCTGGAAAATAATCTCTTATAGAGCTCTTGCCTTCTTGCGGAACAATCTTAGACATAAAAGGAACTAACACGTAAAAATTCCAGTCTGGATGTAACTTAGCTAAGCCGTTCAAAGTAAACGTAGCAACATTAACATTAGAGTCTACTGTAAATAGAAACTTGCCATCTACGTAATCATCTACCATAGACAGTTGGAGATCATAAAGTACATTTTTTTGCATATGTTTTATTTTAATACTTAGTATAGTTCACATCTCTTTATATGTGCAGCATTCTATGCCATTATGTTTAGTCGGTTCATTAGATGGAAAAAACTTAATTGTTTTTAATTCGGGAGCATCTCCAGCTATAATGCTTTCTTTATCTCTAATAACTTGCAATGCTGGAATCAAACTGATTTCATAGACTGGCTGATAAGCATACACTTCAACAATCTTACTAAAGCCCTTTCTATCTTCTAATATCATTATCTTCATACTATTCTTCAGATACTTTAATTTTTGAAGCAACCATTTTCTCTAGAATAGCTTTAGCTATTTTATCAGAAAGTTCTTTGTTTTCTTTCAAATAATCTCTAGTCTTTTCTGCTCCAGCCGCAAGCTTTACATCACCGAAAGTATATGTAATTCCAGTCTTTTGCATTACATCATACAGTTCTCCTAAAAGCATTATTTCGCCTTCTCTAGATATGCCTTCATTAAATATCAAGTCATATTCTGCTACTCTAAACGGTGATGCTACCTTATTCTTTACGATCTTAGCTTTTATTCTTCCGCCAAAAACTACTTCACCTTTTTTTAGAGAACTTATACGTCTTACATCTATTCTGACTGAAGCATAAAACTTTAAAGCTCTTCCGCCAGAAGTAGTTTCTGGATTACCATAGCCGCCGATATTAGTTCTAACTTGATTTATAAATATTACTAGAGTATTAGTTCTTGCAACAGAAGCAGTTAATACTCTCATAGCTTGACTCATCATCCTAGCTTGCAATGCAACTTGAGTAGAACCAATCTCTCCTTCTATTTCTGCTTTTGGCGTTAATGCTGCTACAGAATCTACTACAATAACATCTACATCACCGCCTCTCACTAAATCATCTGTAATTTGTAAAGCTTCTTCACCGTTCTCTGGCTGAGATATAATGAGCTTAGTTGTTTCAACACCAATATTTCCAGCGTACACTGGATCTAAAGCATGTTCTGCATCAATGAAAGCACATTTACCGCCGATCTTTTGAGCTTCTGCTATAACATGTAAAGCTAACGTAGTCTTGCCGCTTGATTCTGGCCCGTAAATCTCTACAATTCTTCCTCTTGGAAGTCCGCCAATGCCAATTGCATAGTCTAATCCTATAGAGCCAGTTGAGATAGCATCCTTATCTACTTTAACTTTATCGTCTAAAATCATAGCTGCACCATCGCCATACTTTTCTCTTAATGACTTTATAATTTCAGCTATAGACTTTTTCTTTTTTTCTTCTTTCTTCATATTTTTTTAGATATTTTAAAATTTCTAAATTTAGCTGGCTCTCTTATTACTTCATCATTGTATTCTTTCCAAACAAAATCCTTCTTCTTATTCTTAACAGCTTGTTCAATTTCTCTTCTAGAACCGAATTTACCATATGTATGATAAAACCATTGTTCAGCTTTTGACAATTTACTTATAGCATTTAGATGTTCTATCTTTTCAGCTCTCATAAATGTTTAATATGATCTTTTTCTCTTTCATAGCGTTCTTCCACTTCTTTAGACTTTTTATAGAATGCTTCAACAAACTTCTTAGAGTCTATGCTCCAAATATACATGACATTCATAAGAAACTTTACTACGTCTATTAACTCACTTTCAAGTTCTTCCATGTTTATTTCTTTAGAAGCGTATTTACGATGCGACTTCCAAGGAAGACAGTCAAGCACCTCTGATATCTCTTTATGTGCTGAAAGTAAGTACTCTTTAGAGAGAGATATCTTTTCATCATCAGTCATATCATTGGGCTGATAGAAGTGATGCTGGAACCTTGTCTGGGCATCAAAAAGACATTCTACAGTAGAATCTATTACTTGACCTTTTCTTTCCTCTTCTAGGCTATTATTCTTCATATAAATGCAATTGTAGTCCTAACTTGTTAGTTAGCTCTTTTAATGTTTTATTAGATATCTTAGTTTTCTTTATAATGTCATCATATAATACGCCGTCATTTAACATCTGTATTGCTCTTAATATATTAGCATTGCCTCTTAGCTTCTCTCCTTTAAGAGCATGTTCTAACAACGAAGCATCTTTAGTCTCTGCATTCATCTTCTTAACTTTAGCTCTTATAGAATCCTCTGTTTCTGTTCCTAGCATCTTGTCCTTAAATTCACTCCAGCCAATCTTCCAATTATATTCATATTTCTTTTTAGAAGGATTCCACACAATTAGATCTGGCACAGGCGGCTCTATTTTATTGTTATAATAGTATGTCATCTCTTCAATCCATTTCATTTGTTTTGCTATAACGTCCTCTCTGACTAATATGAATATCTCAGATAAAGACATTGTGTCGCGATCTACATATAAGATACTGCCATTTCTAATACCTCTATCATTATATGCAAGATAGAAAGTTTCTTGATTTACGTGATGTGGATATGGCTCTGAGATGGGCTGATTTTTAGCCCAGAACGCCATGCTATTAATACTCTTCACTTCAATAATTCTGTCTTCAAATCCTTGAGGATATTTTTCTGACAGATATTTTATAGTATTCAAAGACAGCTTTTTGCTTTGTGCAAAAAATGGAAAGTCAAAACCAGCTACTTCTAACTTATCAAAATACTCTTCTACTTCTTTTAGTTTTTGTTCCCAATTTCCAGCACATCCAGCAATAAGATCTAACTTACCAGAAACAGCCAATAAGCCTGGTGCTTCTAATCTAACTCTAGTCTGTGTATCTTTCAGCAATCCACAACGTTTAAATACCCACACTATCAAAGCTTCATAAAAATTACCAGCTTCCATCTTTCTTCTACTAGTATCAGTCTTATCATTTGTTGGCGACAAGCCAATCATTCTCCAATATATCTCAAGCATGTTACCGCCAACCTCTGATGCGTATAGATAATTTCTAGGCTTTGGCTCAAAACTACTAGGAACAGTCAGAGACTGATTCCAAGCGTCCATAATAGTCCAATACTTTACAGAGTCTAAGGTTATGTCTGGCGTAATTATTATATCATCTTGTATTTCTTCATTATTCATGTATTTCTATTTTAACATCCCAGTAATTATGACCTTTGGCTCCAAAATATGCCTTCTTAAGTTTATCATCAGTAGATGGCATTGTTTCACAGTCTCTACCAGCAATCTTATAAGCTCTTTTTAGAGCTTCCTTTATTGTAAGATATTCACTATCTAGTTTCCAGCCGACTTGATGCAAAACGTCTATCATCTCTTCGCTATGTATTAGAACGACATATTTCATAGTAGTATGTAAGTTTATATGTTTATATAGTATATAATCTAAATCAAAAAGTACACATTAAGACTGTCAACAACTTTCTAGAACTATCAACTCTTTAGTAACTACATTTACTAATATCGGCTTTTGTTTTTTTCTCCAGATTGCAGCAGCTATGATAACATTAGTATCTTTGCTAGGAAATTTATGTTTAAAAAAATCATTATAGACTTCTCTTATTATTGCATTATTATTGTCTGTTTTCTCAGTATACTTAGCATTCCAAAATATCATATGCTCATTATTCATAGACAATCCATCTGCACCAAACAAATCTCTCTTAAGAAAGTTACGCTGAAATCCGCCTTTACCATCTGGTCGTACATACATCTGAAGTTTTTCTAAATACTCTGTTTCGTATCCTAACTCTACAAACATCTTTTTAGTCTTCTCTTTATAATATCTTCCTAGTTTTCTTGCATCAGTCATGTTTTTTAGCGTTAAGTTTATTAATACGCTCTTCTTCGTGCATAATACCGTCAACATTAAAACGTATAGCACAAAGATGATCTTCATCAGTTTCTACTATGCCTTGTTCATATTTATTTTCCATATATTTCTGAATATGTCGTACTAGACTTTCTTCATAGTTCTCTATTGGAATTCCTTTTTTGAAATTACCCTCACCATATTTCTTTTTCTTTCCTGTCATATATTTAGCGTATCTTTTCAACGCAGTCCAACTTATTGTTTCACCATAGCTTTCTTTTCCAGACTGATCATCTCTAAATGCACCAGTTTTAAAATGTGTAAGTTTCTTCATATTTTTATATCTATTATCTTTTGATAAGCTTTTATTAGATCTTTTATAATATAGTCCTGAAATTCTCTAGTCTTATCATCAAAGCTAGACGACAGATGTGCATACTCTTCATACATAACAGCTAGCAAATCATCTCTTTCTGCATTCTCAACGTACTCAGCAGACAACATAATTTCACTCTTAGTTCTTATTGCCCTTCCTAAAACATTATCATCTTCAAATTTACATACGCCTATTCTATTCTTTATCTTTACATTGATCTTTTCAAAAAAGGCTAAGCTTACTTCTATCTTTTCTTTCATCTCTTCTGTCATCTTAACTTCTACATAGCCTTTCTGATCTATACCGACTATATTCACTCTATCACCAAACACTGACTTGAGACCATCCACCATCTTATTTGGCAATATTATGCAGTTGCCTCTAGTTATTTCATCTATAAAATATCCAGCTATGTCTTTTCTTACTAATTTTCTTCCTTCTAATGCAGTTAGCCAATTCTCAGAAAAATCACAATTGTCCCATCTAAAATCCTCTTCTGCACAGCCTTCATAATTTTCTAAGATATTCTTAGCTACTTCCACTGATGCATTTTCTAAAGCTTTAGGCATATGATAATCAATGTCAAACGTATTTTTAATTACTCTACTTTCATTTATCTCTATCCATGATAAGTCATAGTGATATAAAGATTTTATGCCTTTTTTAAAATAACACTGAACGCCTTTCCTATACACTATAAAATCTTCACTACCAATAAATAGCTTAGTATAGCCTTTTACCATGTAATCATTTTTTGTTGCAGCTATATCTTGTATCAAGTCTTCTCTCTTTTCAGAAAAGTAGTTTCCCCAATTATTAAATATCTCAGATATCTTTTCATCAAATGTCACATAAATATTAGTCTTGCCTAACTCACCTTTTGCTTTATTAGCAACGCCTATCTTTGCACCAACTTCGTCCAAAGCATTGCAATATATCTCTCTTATAGAAAACCAAGGTAGCCACTCTGGGCCCATTTGAGTAGTAAAGTTAGTTTTTTTGTCATTCACTTCTATTACATCAAATTCTTCATCTCTAAACTTTTCTTTGACTGTACTAATCTTTATTTCTTCTAAACCAGAAAATATCTTAAAATCTATTTTTTCTCTCAATAGAACTGCTATTGCATATTTAAGCCCGCTTCCGAAAAAGCCTATTTTGGAATTGTCTCCTCTTTTCGTAGAAGCACCAAAAAGAGTCAATGACTTTTCGTCTATTACGCCGTTATTTGATATTTTTATAAAAGTGTTTTTCATATATGATTAGCGTATATTAGTTTAGAATATTTTTTAATTCTGTTATATATTGTTTCAATTCGTTTTCACATAATTCTACACCATCGTTAACATACTGGTCAGTTGAATCTTCTATGTAATCTATGTGATGTAAATGAATCTTATGCCTTATCTCTTCTAAAAGATGAATAAACTTGTCCGAAAGACATCTTGTAAGCATAAACTCTCTACACTCTGGACAATTTTTCCACTCACAAATATCACCGTGTAAACACTCTCTTTTATATCCTTTTATTAAATCTTGTAACATATCAATTGCTTAATACCACGCCTTTTTTTATTAAATCTGCTATCACATTCCAAGAAGACTTTTGTCTAGTAGCTTCTGCTGTCTTTCTGTTAAGTTTCAATGCTCTTTCATCATAATGTGTAATACGCACTACGTCTACTTTAGGATATGATTTCTTAAAAGACACTCCACACTTATGACATTTTGTACAATGAGATCTAAGTACCCAGATATGATTGCAATTACTACACTGAAGTATTTTAAAAGATTTCATATAAGTTATTTTTTTATTGCTAACTGAAAAGTTCCACAACAATTTGATATTTCATAGCCTTCAAACACACCATCACTTCCAGCATAATCAAATTTCCCAAAATAATCTCTGCTTTGACTTACAAACCAAGCGCCATTAATTCCCATAGTATGTTCAACAGAACGTTCGGTATTTTCTATTTTGCTAAAATGTGCATCTTTGATAACTTCTACGCAATCTGTCATTCCATCAAAAGAAGATCTAACTTTAATATACAAATTGTCTCTATTCTTATTTATAAAACTTTTTATTGTTGCTAATGTTATCTTTTTCATATGTTTTTTGTTACTTTTTATATTCTTATAGTATCATAGAACATATAAAAAGTACATAGCTGGACTGTTAATAACTTCTAAGACTAAAACTCCACACCACTTCCTACATCTATAACACTAAGACTCTTAGATATCCACATTCTAATTACGCTTGGACGATCATCTATCACTACTTCAACATTGTCTTTCTTAAAGTATCGTTCCAATATGTCTGACTTTACTTCATCGTCTGGTCTTTTATCGTCAGCTCTTCTCATTATAAGAGTATCATATTCTGGATAATTCTTACTTAGCCACTCTTTAGTCTGTCTTTTATAATTATCTGGTCTTCCACTAACAAAAACTATACGACATCCCATAGTTTTATATTCATTTAGCATATCAATTACGTCTTGTCTTGGCGTATCATGAACTAGATTTTCAAAAAAGCTTTTCCAATCTTTCTTTTCCACATCTTTTACATAGTGCAATCTATGATCTATGTTACAAAGAGTTCCGTCTAAATCACATATAACATCTTTAACACTCATGTCGTAAAGACCACTTGCTCTAGCCATGTTTATGATAACATCTTTGCCTACAGAGTTTTCTCTGTTCTCATCTCTTTTTATACACTCTTCTACAGACGTATTCATAGCAATTATTTCTGCTTTAGAAGATAGACTTTCAGCAAACATTTTCCACATGACAGCTGTCTTGCCAAAGTTAGTGTCATCTATTATGACATTTATGTTTTTAGATATTGCACTTGCAATAATAGACTTTTCAATGTCAATTGTTATGCTTTCCTTTTTACCGTTCCATTTATCATTATGCAACATCTTTCTTAATAAGTCTCTATTAACACGTATAGAATTTCCAGAAGATTCTAATAGCTCTTTAGCTTTTGTGCTTTTTCCAGAAGCAGGTAGTCCTTGTAAGATGATTATTTTTGACATATTAGTTTTCGTCTATATCTTTAGTAAAAGGTCTTTCATACACTGGCCTTATCATTTTCCAGATCTGCTGACTTATATCTTTATCATCTAGCATTAAAAATAAACAGCTAGAAATATCTTTATAACTTTTCATAATCTCAATAGCTTGCTCTTTTCTAGTCTCTAATTTAGATATTTTTTTATATGCAGAAATAACACTTAACTTTATATTAAGATATCTAAAAAATAACTCACTTTTAGTTTTCTTTACCCATTCATAAAATTCATCTGGCACTCTTTCAAGCATCTCAGACAAATCAGCATTAGTTCTTAGTGCATCCCATATAGACTTATTTGAAAATCCAGTTATGACTCTATGAAGTCTTACATACTCTTCTCCTTTTATTTTTACTCTATGGTTATTTACAGCCGGCCAGTGAAATACAAAGCCTTCTTGATTGCCATCTAAAGATTTAGTTTTTTCTATAATATCTTCTATATTTTCAAATTCAATATGCTTTATGTATGGTATATTCAATCTTTTGCCTTCTATCTCACAGATATATGGCTCTTCTTCTCCTGTTTCGTTATCAATAACCGCTAATAAAACTAGCTCTTCTCTGTCTCCATAAGAAACTACTATGCGGTTTTCTTTATATAGTATCTCATAAAGATAAGTCTTGCCTTCTAGAAAGTCAGACTTCTTTAGTCCTCTCTGCTTCATCCAATTCGTAGCCCATATTGCCTGATCTGATACAAAACTACCTCTAGTTGAAATACAGACATCTTCTCCTCTATAAAACTGTATGCCTAATGAACCATCTAATTTTTCATATAATATGGGCTTTTCAGTCGGAAGATTTTCTTTAGACTCTTCGCCATAATTAAAAAACTTTCTAAACGGTCTTGCTATTACATTGCCTTCTACATCTGTAATTAAGCCTCTACATATTGTAGTATACTCATCCCATGCTTTAGAATACTGACACTCTGGTGTGTAGTTCCAAATAATCAAGTCGTCTAAAGCATTTTCATTTATGTACTTGTTTCTATTTCTTAGTTCTGTAAGATCTATTTTCATTTCTTTAGTATTTAAAAGCTATATAAGATGGATCTGACTCATATTCAGCAGTAGGGTTATCTAAATTAGTTATTACTATCTTATAAGGAACTTCATAGTCTGACTCATCTGAAAACCAATAATTTCTAATTTCACCGCCTTGATGATAGTTATCTTTACAAACTGTCATTCCTAACATTAACGCTTCTTCAAATGTCTCAGCTTCTCCTATCTCTTGTTTGCCAAGATCAAACGTCCGTCCAACTCTTTTATATATTTTGAACATGTAGCTTTTTGTTATAATATCTTACTAATTGCTTTTTAATAATTTCTTCTCTATTTTTGTAATAGTATGTTTTTGCTATAGCACTATCATATTGTTTTATCTCTGGCATTATAACTCTTTTTCTAGCAATACTGTTTTTTGTACTCTCTTTGCTTTTTTCTAATGATTCTAAATCATTTTTAAATCGTTCTTTTCTCTTTTCATTGATATTTTTAGCTAATTCTTTTCTTTCTTCTTCTGACACTAACCAGTAGCGTATAGACTGAATAGATAATTTAACACTATAGATGTTCTCTATTTGCTCTTTTATCTCTTTATAAGTCAAACCTGCTTCTCTAAAGCTAAAAATATCAAATTTCATCTTCTCAGTTATCTTCTTTCTAAGATCTAAGTTTTCTGGTAATCTTGGATATTCCATATTTTCTTTAAAAATTACTAATAATAGAATCTATAACTTCACGTATCTCATAAAAACGATCTATTGCACCAACCTTTATATCCACGTTCTTATTATCTAAACAGTATGCAGTAATCTCACCAATTGCTTTCATCTTCAATGTAGGATACTCTTCTCTTAACGCTTCAACTAAACTATCTGCAAATGCAACTTCATTGCCTTTTGATCTTTGTAGTGCTTCAAATTTGTTCATATAGTTTTTTTTACTTTTAATAATTTTATTATACTCTAGACTTTTAAAAAAGTACATAGTTCAACTGTTAATAACTAAAAAGAGACCGTTAAGATCTCTTTTTATTCCATGCTGCTTTAGATGCTAGCCATGGTGCTGTTCCTTCTTTATAATATAGATATACACCATATTTTATATTGCCTTCTAGTGTATAAATATCTAATCCCATCTCCTTTGCTTTATCTAAGTGATACAAACTATTGATTTGTAAAAGTCCACTGTCATATTTATTCTTTAAGCCTTTAATGATATTACCTTCCTCATCAAATTGCTTTCCGCTGCTTTCAGCTTTTGCGATACTAACAATCTGAACAAATTGACGACCAGATAACTTGTATTTAATCGACTCGTCCATTACTAAAAGTTTCCATCTGTCGCATTCAGACACTTTTAGAACAGTCGGGTGGCAAGTAACACATGAAGCTATCTTAGAAGCAATCACATTACCTGATATGTAAGCAATAGCTAACATAAAAAAGGAATAGATTACTATGGTTTTTATTTTGTTACTCATATTCAACAACTAAAATCCCATAAATCTTTAGCTGTCTACTAAAAAATATTAATTTATTCTTTAGCAGAAAGCCAAAGGCTCCCTACTCCACACTAGTATAATATATCACACCAATATAGAAAAGTACATAGGTCAGCTGTTAATAACTGTAGGAGGCGTTTCTAGCTGAGTATTATTTTGTCTTAATTTTCTAAAGAAATCTAGCAATACGTTTAAGACGTACAAAGAAAATAAACTGATTGTAGCATTATCTGGTACAAAGTCAGTTAATGCAAAGCCATCTAATTTTATATTAGAATACACAAATGTTAAATACAACAGCACGATTGGAGATAAAAACACTAATGCATTATGCATAACTTTTTTAAAATCTGCCATATTAAATTGCCATTTTGAACTATTCATATTTTTTTATTTATTAATTTTGAACTCTTGCGACTTAAAGTAAACTTCAAAAGTTCTGATTGGATTTATTTTGTACTCAATTGTCGCTTCAATATGATAAGTACCAGAATCTGCATAGTCTGGAATGACTAAGTCTGACACATTTACAGTATGACATCCAACTGGCAGATCACTTTGGACAGTTGTAAAAGTAAGTCGTGTTCCATTTATTAAAGATCTTACAACATTTCCAACTAGCTTTCGTGTTTTGCAATAAGAAAGTGTATATGTTAGTCTTTCACCCGGATGATATACTTCACTATTCACGGTCACTGGCTTAGTCACTACTACTACATCGTCTGGATATACTAACCAATAGCCTAAAAGTAAAGAACTTCCAATTATAATGCCTAGACTCACAGAAAGAAATATATGTTCTAAGTGTTTTATATGATTGTGATGAAATAGTCCTACCATACTAATTTTATTAAGAATGTTACAAACGCTATACAGATCAGAGAGATAAAAGAATACACTATGGTCTTTACTATTATCGGAGCAT